TAAACCAACAGAACAAGTTATTAAAGACATAGAAACAGGTATGAGGGATTATTGGTTTAATCCCTCTTCCACTTCTGAAGAATCTAGAAAAGTAAAGCTACAAATTGAACATGCAAGAAAACAGGTCGCTGATTTCATTAATTGTAAACCAGAAGAAATTATTTTTACATCTGGAGCAACTGAAAGTAATAATCTTGCTATTAAAGGAACGTATGATAATTTGGATTTTTTTGGTTTATTTTGTTCTAAAATAGAACATCCATCTGTATATAATACAGTAAAAAATATTAATATTGATTTTGGATACGGTGATAAGAATCGTCCAGTTACAATTGGAGGACAAATAGAATTAGATGAGCTAAATAAAAAATTATATGATAATAAGTTGCTTGGTAGCTCAAAACTCCACCCTCTTGTATGTATTTCATATGTTAATAATGAAATTGGCTCAATACAAAATATATATGAAATTTCAAAACTTGTTCATCAATATAATGGATATCTTTTGGTAGATGCAACTCAAGCAATCGAATATAAAGATATTGATGTTCAAGGAATGGGAATAGACATGCTGTCTGCAAGTTTTCATAAATTTGGTGGTGTTAGAGGATGTGGATTTTTATATATTAAAGAAGGAATTAATTTATATCCTCAAATTACAGGAGGGCATCAAGAAAATAATCTTAGAGCAGGAACTGAACCTAGTTATTTAATTACTGCTATGGGCAACCGTCTTGAGGAAATAAAAAAAACAAAAGACCTTCGGATGAAAATTATTAATGAAATAAATTGGTCTATTAAAAAGAAACTCGGACTTATTGACGGTAATAAAATAATTGAGGGGATTAGACAAAATGGAGAAAATTGCTCTCCTCATATTATTAGTCTTACTATTCCTAATATTCCCGCACAAGAATTGATTACTCTTATGGATTTGGATGGAATTATCGTGTCTGCTGGAAGTGCTTGCTCTTCTGGAGAAAATGTTCCCAGTAGGGTTTTAAAAGCAATTGGACTTACAGATGATGAAGCTCGTTCTACTATTAGAATTAGTTTTGATGAATATACTACAGAAAAAGATGTTGAAAATTTAATTAATTCATTAACTAAGAATGTTCAAATTTTAAAGGAGCTTCATATAGATGATGAAAAATAAAGGATGGTGATTTATGTCAGAGTTTGGATTACGCATTAATAATTTTGCAGCTGGGTCAATCATGGAAAAAAATGTAGGAGTGCGTGATAGATATGATATTACAGAAGCTATGTTAATTAATAGTCTTTTTAAAGACTATATGGTAGCACATGGATTGGATATTTATAAGGGTGAATCAACTAGAGATATAATTTGTATTACTTTTAAATATGGCAGCCGTACTTATGAAGAAGAAATTGCTCATTTAAATAAACGAATTAAATCATATGAGAAAGACAAAAAATTATTAGAAGAACAAAAACAACAAAAGATTGATTTTTTAAATTCTTTAAAATCTAAAGCCGAAGATAATAAAGATAAATTTGTAAGATATACAAAAGACCAACTTAGAATTCTTTATTATACTCAGGGAGTAGATATTTTTTATAATGTATATAGTAAAAAAGGCAAAATAACTGATACAGAAAAGGTACATTATAAAATGCTTTTTAGGAGTAGCGGTAAAGCTAAGATTGGCTCATGTATGTTTATTCGAGAAGAACTTTATGATATTGCAAGAGATTATTTATATATGGGAATTCAGCTCCCAAAAGAAAATGCTCCCATTGTTGAAATTGGAGCTTATTCTTCATTGGTTGCCTCTTCTATTGTCGGAAAAGTTAAGATTGACCCAAAGGATATATTAATATTAAAAGATGTTGAGTCATCTTTTTTAGGGAGCGCAATTAGTATAGAGCTTGATAATAAAGGTCATTGTCAAGCTGTAAAAAAAGAAAATTATAAATTGGGCAATGTTTTATTTGATGGACAAGCATTGATTGACCATAATTTATTCCCAACATGGGGAAATGGTTATATTCTTTTAAGACAACATATGTTTAAAGCGGCTGCTTTTGATTGTTATCTTCAACAATGGTTTAAAGATTATTATGGAGATGAATACGAAAACGCAGTGATTAAAGATATGTGGGGTAATGAACATAAAGTTACTGATATTAAAATGGTAACAACAGATAACGCTATTAAATGGTTAAAAATTGGTAACGTTACTTATGAATACTGGTGTAAACGAGTTAAACAAGATAATGATAATTGGTTTGGAATTGTTAAAACTGCACATCCAAGTAAGTTGGGTGATGTTCAATATCAATCTTATCAAATGGTAAATGCTTTAGATATAAATACAATTGAAGGTGCTGTTCAATGTACTAAGGATTATATTTACCAATTAAAAAATGATATAAATATTTTTTTAGATTATTTAAAAAGAAATTCTAATTTTTCAAATGATTTTGAAGTATTAATTGCATTAGTTAAACAAGACCCAGAATTTGAACAATGCTCTTATTTTAAAGACAGGCGAGATAGAATAATTCAAAGTTATATAGCTAATGCTAAAATGGGGAGAATAATTAATAATGGAGATAATCTTACAATAGTTGGTTCTCCTTTTGCGATGTTACTACATACTGTTGGAGAAGACCCAGAATCTGACCCAACATTTGGACATGAAAACGGATGTATACAATGTTATACGGAAAGATTTGAAGATAATGAATATCTTGCAGAATTTAGAAATCCTTTCAATAGCCGTAATAATTTGGGCTATTTACATAATCATTATGATTGGAGGTTGGAAAAATATTTTAATATTGGGAAAAATTGTATAGCTATTAATATGATTGGTACAGATTTTCAAGATAGAAATAATGGGGCAGACCAAGATTCTGATTCAATTTATACAACTAATCAAAAAGATATTGTGGCTCATGCTAAATATTGTATTAAACACTACCCTACTATAGTTAATAATATTCCTAAAGAAAAAAATACCTACACAAGTTCATTAGAAGATTTCGCAAGAATTGATAATAAATTAGCTGCATCTCAAATGTCTATTGGTAGCTCTAGTAATTTAGCACAAATTGCTCTTTCTTATTCTTATACTTTTTCAAGTCAAAAATATAAAGATTATGTTTGTATATTATCTGTTCTAGCTCAATGTGCGATAGATAATGCCAAACGCACATTTGACATAAATATTAATGAAGAAATAGATAGAATTCAGCGTGATATGGATATTAATATAAATGGTTATCCAATGTTCTGGAAAGCCATTAAAAAGAAAAATGATAAACGTAATGGAGTAAAATTATCTGAATTAACAGATAAACAAATTCAACGTAGAAATTCAATGTATAATCCCGAAATTATTTGTCCAATGAATTCTTTATATAATATGAACATTAATCCTCGAATTAATGGAAACTCTTCTATTTATCCAATTGATAAATTTTTAAATATATACGAATTAGATATTAGTAAGAGTAAAAGTAAAAAAGTAGAAGAATTAATAAATAAATATTCTTTAAGAATTTTTAATTATAATAAAGATAATGAAATTGATGACACAGAAAATGCAGATGATTATTTATTACTTGATTCGGATTTTGACCAATTAATAAAAGATATTAGAGAAATTGCTTTTACTAAAAAATATTTAGGTTTAATGTCTTATTTAATTAGCAGAGCTTTTATTCCAACTTCTGGTTTAAAACATGTTGGAAGACCCATTAAAACTAATTTGCATAAGAATAGACCTTTATTATTAAAGACTTTATACGAATTAAATTCAAAACAATTTTTAAAATGTTTTTCAAAAAATATTAATTCATAATATGTATATAATATTTAATGATTTTTATTATTATTTTTTAATATTAAAAAACCTATATAAAATATAGATTTTTTAATATATATAAATATTCTAAGTATTGGAATGAAAATATTATATATAATATATATTATATAATATAAATAATAACAATAAAATAAATAATTAATTATTTTATACATAAATAAAAAAAATTTAAAATAATTAATTATAGGATTAAAAAGATTAAAGGAGAAAAAAGATTATGATTACAAAGAAAGAACTGACAAAAGAAATTGCTAATAGAGCTGGTATTACTCATAAAGAAGCTATGAGAATTTTTGATATTGTTCAGGAGACTTTTTATGAAGCTCTTGAAACACAGGATGATGTAAAGCTTTTTGATGGTATTATCTTTTCAGTGAAGGACACTGCTCCAAGAGTTGGTAGAAATCCTATGACTGGAGAAGCTGTTAATATTCCTGCTAAAAAGAAAGCTTCTGTTCGTTTTGGTAAGGCAGTTAAAGATATTCTTGCCAATATGAAGTAATATTAAAAATTAAATATAAATAATTAGCAAGTTATCCCTGTCGTGTTTAATAACATGATGGGGATTTCTTATATTTATATTTATGCTCTATTTCTTTTCAACGTTGCATTGAAGAATTAAGAATGGATAAATGATTTTAAAGGGATAAGTAATAACTTATCCCTTTTTTATTTGGCTCGTTGGATTAGTCTGGTCTAAATCAATGCACTGTCTATGCATAGGTCGTGGGTTCAAATCCCACACGGGTCGCTCTACACCTTCGGGTGTATATAATCCTCACTGGGGATTTATAATGGATTAATTCTGGGGGTAAAAAGAATCAAATCTTTTTACCTCAATAATTTTACAAAAAGGATAAAAAGGAGAAATAAAATATGGATTTGAAATCAATTCTTGATACAACTGGTGATAATACTTTTTTTGATGAAGTAATTCGAGATTATTATAATAATCGAATTTTACTTCTTAATGATGATATTTCAGAAAATCTGATTGAAGATTGTATTATTTATATTATCAAATGGAATCAGGCTGATAAAGGACTAGCTCGTGAAGATAGAAAGCCGATTACTATTTATATTAATAGTGGTGGTGGAGATAGTATTATTGCTATGCAACTTGTTGATGTAATTAAAGCATCTATGACTCCAATTAAAGTTGTTGGTATGTCTTTAGTTGCAAGTGCCGCTTTTCATATTTTTATTGCGGGTCATGATAGAGTTTGTTTTGATAACACAATTTTCTTAATGCATGATGGAGATGTAACTATTAGTAATAGTACAAGCAAAGCAAAAGACACCATGAAGTTTATTGAAGAACTTGATAATCGTTATAAAAACCATGTATTATCTTCAACAAAGATGACAGAAGATTTTTATGATGACCATTATGATATTGAGTTTTTCTTTTTCGGTAATAAAGCAAAAGAATATGGTGTCGTAGATAGAATAATCGGTGAAGATTGTACTATGGATTATATATATTAATGGGGAATAAATATGGATTATAAACGACTGGAGAATGAAACAGATAAAGATTTAATTAATCGCATTTGTTCTGAAAAAGATAATATAGGCAGTTGGCAAGATGTGGCGAATATAATTAATAATATACTTGGAACAGCTTTTACTGAATCCAAGTATAGAAAAAATTTTAGGTTATATTCTGAAGGATATCATGACAGTCAAGCAAAACTTGTTAAAGAACATGGTACAGAATTAGAGAATAAATTAAATGAAATAAAAAAAGAGCGTATTAAATTACAGACTCTTAATATAGAAAGAAATAAACTTGATAGGATAGAAGCAAGAAAAGAATTGTACTATGAACAAATTGGAAGCATGATTACCGCTCTTCCAACTCCTGAATTAAATGTAGAGTATGAACCTGAGATTGCTAAAATATATGAAGATGCAGAGGAACTTTATCTTTTAACTATCGCAGATATACATTCTGGGGCTGTTTTTAAAACAGAATATAATGAATATTCTCCAGATATTATGATTGATAGATTTGCTGATATGACAGAAAGAACTATCAATTTCATTAAAAAACATAATTGTAAAGTTTTTTATGTAATTGGACTTGGAGATTTTATCCAAGGATGTATTCATATGAACGATTTAAAAATAAATGATTCTACAGTTGTAAAAGCTACTGTTCAAGTAAGTCAACTGATGAGTTTGTTTTTAAATAATATATCTAAATATGCACATATTAATTATTATCATATTATTTCTTCTAATCATTCTCAAATGAGATACCTTGGTACAAAAGCCAGTGAACTTATGGGAGAAGATATGGAATATATTATTGGGCATTATATTAAAGATAGTCTTGTTAATAATAAAAATGTTGATGTATTTGTTGATGAGGAAGCAAGTGATTATAAAGAGTTTGAAATTCAGAATTATAAAATAATTGCGATGCATGGTCATCAAGTAAAAGATATTAATACAGTATTAAATAATATCTCTTCCAAAAAGAATGAAATGATTGACTATGTTCTTTTAGGTCATCAACATAATCATAAAGTTATTACAGGTAATGATGGGTGTACGTATGATACAGAAGTATTAGTAAGTCCTTCGTTTGTGGGTAGCGATCCTTTTGCGGATTCTATTATGAAAGGAAGTAAAGCTGCTGTAATGATTTATGGTTTTCATGAATATGAAGGTCATAATGAAACTTATAAGTTTATTTTAAATTGAATTCGAGTTGCTTCGAATTAAATCATATGGGATTAGGAGGTATAAAGAGCGTATCATGCTTTTTATACCTTCTGATGTACATTTGCTCTTATGGCGCAATTGGTAGCGCAAGTGCCTTGTAAGCACTAGGTTGATGGTTCAAATCCGTCTGGGAGCTTTAATAAAAAAATGATTAAAAGGAGGAAGTGGATTATATGGCTTTTATGAAGCAAGCAAAGACTGAAGATGAAATAAAGAAAATGACAGTAAAGCAAGTTAAAGAAGCATACAATACACTTGCTACTGATTATAATCATTTAATTGAATTTGATTATTATTATTGTCATTGCTGTAATACATTTCAATCTAAAAGTAATTTTTATAAAAATAAAAATAATGCTAGTGGTTATTTTCATATGTGTAAGAAATGCACTATGAAAGCAGCCACTGATTATAATAAGAAAGATGGTACTTATAAAGATAATCGAGAAAAAACAATTCAAGTATTGAGAATGATGGATTATATGTTCGATGATGCTTTATATACCAGTCTTTTACAAAAAGTAAAAGCAGATGTTGGGGAAAGAACAATAGAAACAGCATGGCAAAAAATGATTGTTGCTTTATCTTCTCTTCCACAATATACAGATAAAACTTTTGCTAATTCTGATTTTGGAACTCATACAGAATCAATGGATGAAGATGATGAAGAAATTAAAGAACTTATAAAGACTGGTAGAAAGAGATTTGGTAAATATCCATCTGAAGAATTATATTTTCTTGAAAAAGAATATGAAGATTGGGTGACTAGATATCCATGTGATAATAAAGCACAAGAAGAATTATTTAAGCGTGTTTGTTTTAAACAATTGGAAATAGATAGAGCAACTAAAGCCAATCGAGATACAAAAGATTTAGATAAATCTTTGCAAGATTTACTAGGTTCGTTGGGTATTAAGCCTAATCAAAGTAGTACTGAAAGTTTAACTAGTCAATTATCATTTGACCAGCTGATTGAAAAATGGGAAGACGAAAAACCCATTCCAGAGCCTGAAGGAGTATTTAAAGATATTGACCGTATTGGAATGTTAATTGATGTTTTCTTTAGAGGGCATATGGCAGTAATGATGGGAATTAAAAATGCATTTTCAACTATATATGAAAAATTTATGTCTAAATATACAGTTACAAAACCTCAATATGATGAAGGGGCTGACAGTGAAACTCTGTTTAATAAAATATTCGGAGAAGAAGCTGACCGTGAATTAAATGATAGCTGAAAATAAAAAAAACATAAAAGAGATTGAACAAGAAAAGTCTCAGAAAATAATGGAGACTGTTGCTTGGAGAGCTGGTTATTATCGTGCTAATCCTCAAAGGTTTTGTAAAGATATATTAAATATAAATCTTAAATGGTTTCAGGCTATATTATTATGGGCAATGATGCATTTTAATTATTTTATGTACTTGGCTGCAAGAGGTCAAGGAAAAACATTCTTGACCGCAGTCTTTCTTGTATGCAGATGTATTTTATACCCTAATAGTAAAATTATTGTTACTTCAGCAACTTTAAAACAAGCAAATGAAGTATTGCTTAAAATACAAGATGAAATTTATCCTCGTTCTCCTATTCTTCAATTTTGTATAAAAGAAATGAAAATAGGACAAAATGATGCGACTATATCATTTAAAGGCGGGTCTTGGATTAAAACTAGAACCAGCACTGAAAATTCTCGTTCTGCAAGAGCAAATATAATTGTTGTTGATGAATTTAGAATGGTAGATAAGAAAATTCTTGATAGTGTTATTAGAGAATTTTTGAAAGCTCCTCGTCATCCAAAATATTTAGATAAACCAGAATATGCTCATATGACAGAACGTAATAAAGAATTGTATTTATCATCAGCATATTTTAAAAGTTCATGGGCTTATACCAAAGCTCAAACTTATACTGCGAATTTCTTTAGTGATAAACAAAAATATTTTATTTGTGGACTTCCTTATCAATTATCTATTAGAGAAGGACTTCTTGATAGAGGGCAGGTTGAAGACCAAATGTCCGAAGCAGATTTTAATGAAATAGCTTTTTCTATGGAAGATGAATGTCTATGGTATGGAGATACTGAAGGTGGATTATTTAAATTTGATTCATTAAATAAAATAAGAAGAGTTAAACATTGTCTTTATCCTTTAGATTATTATAATGAGAAATTTCCAATACCTAATCCTCCTGCTGGTGGTAAAAGAATTATGTCTGTGGACGTTGCGCTTATGGCGTCAACTAAGAAAAAAAAGAATGATGCTTCATCTATTTATATTAACGATGCTATTCAAACTACAAATACCAGTTATCAGTCAAATATTATTTTTGGTCAAAATTTTGAAGGGTTAACTACTGATGAATTAGGTATTATTGTAATGAGATATTTTTATAAATATAAATGTACAGATTTGGTAATTGATACAAATGGAGTTGGATTAGGTATAGCAGATTTTATTGCAAAAGACCAATATGACCCTGAAACAGGAGAAGTATATGGTGCATTATGTTGTTGTAATAATGATGAAATGGCGGCTAGATGTAAAGTGCCAAATGCTTTAAAAGTTGTTTGGTCTGTTAAAGCAACTGCTGATTTTAATAATACAATATGTGTATTATTAAGAAATGCTATTAATAATGGAAAAATTAATTTCTTAATTCCTGAACAAAATGCAGATGAAATAATTGCTGAAGAATATAAAGCATTTAAAAAAATGTCACCTATGGAACAAGCAAAAATGAAAATGTCATATGCCCAATGCACGATGGGTGTATATGAACTTGTTAAACTTAAATATTATATTAAGAATAATAAAATTACTGTATATGAACCATCAGGTTGTAGAAAGGATAGATATTCTTCTATTGCTTATAATTATTGGTGTGCTTCACAATTAGAATTACAATTACGTCCGTATAATCAAGATACTGAATCATTAGTACAACGATTAACTATTAAAAAAGGACATTTTCATAAAAATACATTATAGGAGGTGCGCTTTGGCTCGAAAAAATAAAACCGAATACGATGCTGCGACTAGCGCATCAAATAAACAAATTGATTCTCAAGAATTGAAACAAATGAAAGAACAATTTTCAGATGAACGAAAATATAATTTCACAACTGCAATTAATTCATTATATCAATTCAGAGAAAAAAGTAAGGATTACAGAAAATCAATTGCAACTTTTGATAAAGAACAATTGATTAGTTATTTAAAGAATATTGGAAGTAATGAAAATAATTTAAGAAATCTTTCTTGGTATATGTTTTATCGTAGTGCAATATATAGACGAATTATTTTATATAATGCTTGTATGTTTGAACTTGACGCAAGAAGTATTATTCCTAAATATTCTTTAATACAAAATAATAACGATAAACAAATACTTAAAAGTTATTATGAAACAGCGGCTATGGTAGATAATATGAGTTTACAGGCTAATTTTTTAAAAATTTTTATAACCTGTTTTACTCAAGATGTATTTTATGGAGTAGCTTATTATAATGATGATGGATTATATATTATGCCATTACCTCCAGAATATTGTAAAATCGTAGGACAATTTACAAATGGAGATTTTGCTTATGCTTTTAATATGATGTATTTTACAGGAA